GGATAACTGATGCTGTACCTGTTTCTATATATGTTTCAGCAGAATCTGAATTATGGAAAAGATTAAACTGTTCAGGATTAGAGCCATCGTCATATTCAGCAATACATACTTGGTCACCTAGTCTTACAACATGAGCAGCAGCAGCTTCTCCTGAAGGAACAGCAGCAATTCCAACATTGCCTGAAGAATCAATACGCATTTTTTCTGTTGAACCAGTTGCAAATACTAAAGGTAATACAGTTCCACTTCCGCTTTCTGTAGAATCAACATAAGCAACAGAACCAGTTAATCCTAATGCAAGTGTTGATTGGTTTGTATCTGCTGATTGAATTGTAATAGCACTATCACCAAATATATTACTACCAGTCTTTTTAATGGTGAGCATTCCATCTGTTGCAGTCGTTCCAATTCCAAGTTTTCCACCATCTAACTTCATCTCAACACTAGCAAAGTTATCTGTAGAGAAGTTTATAGCTCTACCACCACCTGCTGTGCCTATATTGAAGTCTTGACCATCTGAACCTGTAATAATGTCATTAGCAGTACCACCTACACCAAACTTAGCTAATGGTGTTGCAGTATCTCCCATAATAATTTCGTTCTTATCACCTACTGCATTTGTATTTAATTTGAGAGTAAAGTCACCGCCTGTATTATCAAATAAGACTTCTGAACTGTTTACAGTCAAACCATCTATTGTGGCTGTACCTGTTACGTCTATACCTGTTGAGGTTGTGGCTAGTTTGGCGGCATTGTCATAGTAAAGCGTTACTGCACCATCTGGCACAAGTTTAGCCATAAGTTCAGCTCCGCCTTTAGTCATTTGTATTTCTGTACCATTTGTTTGTATATCTAATACACCAGTTCCAACATCTGCTACAAAACTATTAGAACCATCATGATAAATCTGTAAATCTGAACCAGCTCCAAAGATGGCTTTAGCATTGTCAGCAAAAGTTGCATTACCTGCGTGAGCTGTTGTAGATGCAAAGTCTACAGCTCCATCAATATCTACTACATCTAGGTTAGTTGTACCATCTACGTCTATATCTCCTGAGATGTCTAGTGAGGTAGCTGTTAAAACTCCTGTAACACCTAAAGTACCGCCAACAGTCATATCATCAGTTACGGTTAAATCGTCTTGTACTTTTAAATCTACTACGCTAAGACTAGCAAAAGCGTCAACAACTGCTGCTCCACTTCCTGCTCCGTCTGAATAAACTACTTTTACGTCTCCTGGTGGAATTGTGATTGTCGCTCCAGAACCTTGTTTAATTATTATGTTTTGTGAACCTGATGTAGCATTTTCAATAAACCACATTTTACTAATAGTGTTAGGTCCAATAGTGATAGTACAGGCTGAGTCTAAAGTACCTGTATATTTAAGGTACATTGACCTTCCAGGGTCAGTTGCTCCGTCAGCTATAGTTGTTGTGTGAGTGTCAGCATTGGTGGTTATGGCTTCGGTACCATAACTAAAAGCTTCCGCAATAAGTTCTAAGTTTGTGTTAGTAACTTCGCCCCATGTTCCACTAGCATCACCAGTAGCCATTTCGTTAAGTCTTAGGTCATTTACGTATGTACTTGCCATTTTTATTCTCCGTTTTGATTATACCTTATTTTTTATGTAATTGTTAAGCAACTTCTTTCCAATTTGGTGTTTGTGTGTCTGAAATAGTTGAATAGTTAGGCGTTTGGGTTGTTGAAACATCTGAATAGCTCGGTGTTTGAGCATCGTTTACTAATCCCCAAACATTAATAGTTTTAACTTTACCTTGTCCTTCTACCCCTGTAAGAACCACAATCGCTTTAGCTATAAGAGTTACAGAACCTACTTCTGAAGCTCCTGCTAAACCTGTTACGCTTATTGTATTAGAAGTTCTTTGTGTAACCGCACCTAACGTTGAAGTAAGACCTGGACCTGTAACAGCTACATTTGCTCCTGCTGTAACGGTTTCTTCACCTAAACTTGTAACTGAAGCTACAGCGGTAACACCTGTTACGGCTGCTCCTGCTGTAATCGCATTACCTAATGCGGAAGTACCTACATTACCTGTTGTTGTGGTATTAGCATCTGCTGCAACACTTTCATCACCTAAAGTACCTGTTCCAGCATTACCTGTAGGTGAGATATTAGCGGTACCTGTTGCTGTTTCGTCACCTAACGTTCCTGTTGATGAAACACCTGTAGGTGAAATATTAGCTTCAGCTACTACGCTTTCGTCACCTAACGTTCCTGTTCCCGCAACGCCTGTAGGCGAAATAACGGCTGTGCCTATTACCGTTTCATTTCCTAATGAAGAAGTAAGACTGAAACCAGTAACGCTTACATCTGCATTAGCGGCTACTGTTTCATTACCTAAAGTCGCAGTCCCTACAACACCTGTGAGTGTTATATTAGCTTCTGCTACAATAGTTACACTAGTAACAGAACCTGTAGCGGAAACTCCTGTTAGTTCAACAGGTAAAGATGTACCCCAAGCAGCACTGCTCCAAGTACCTCGACCCCAACCTGTCACACTCGACATAAGTAATTTAAGCTATTCTTATAATAGCGTTTGAAGCATCTGCTGTTGGGAATTGAATTGTAAAATCACCTGCTGTTGAAGTTTTATCACCACCAAAATCTAATACACATACTGAAGGGTCTGAAGTTGCTGCTTCGTTATAAATTAAAGCACCTCTTGCAGTAATTGTAGCTGTACTGAATGTTAAATCATTAAAATCAGTTAAAGCTGTTGTACCTGATGTTGTTGGGGTGACGCTTGTTAAAAACGCACCTTTAGCAGTGTACCCAGTTCCACTCACTTCGTTGCTTGAAGTATATGCAGTCGTTGCTGCATCTAATGATGCACTACTTGTATATAAAGCTAGTTTAAATACATTACTCGCTGCGGTAAAATTATGTGTAGCCGTCATTAATTCTTTTTTAAATGAAGTACACATTGCTTGCGTTATTGCCATTATAGTCTCCTAATAATATCAGCCATTTCTTTATGACCTTGTTTTTGTAATAAACCCGCTACTGTCGCTCTATCGCTACCTATAGCTTGTTTCATATATAATAAAATAACTTGTTGTATAGTGTCTTTAAACGCTTCTGCTTGGGCTTTCACCATAGGGTCAGCGTTATCACTTATACCAATAAGTTTTTCTACTAATCTTTCAGTCCAATACTCGGGACTTAAACCTTTATTTTCTGTTGTTTGAACATTAACTGTTCCTAATGTTGGTTTTACATCTACACTAAACATTTGTTGTTCCTTGTGGCATTATTTTAATTTGGTCGTTTCTTGCTTCATCTCTAACGTCTTTATACTCACCCAGTAATTTCAACATAGCTAATGCCTCTTGATATTTTTGTTCGTATAGCATAATTGTGTCTGGAGACGATTTCATAAACACAGCTCCTTCTACTAAAGAGCCATATAACATGGCATTAGGAGCATTTTCTGATAACCACGTCTGATTATCGTCTCCTACAGTGGTTAATGAATTAGGTCTGTAATTATAATGAAGTTCAACAGAATAGTTTGTATTTGGTGTAGGAGCGACTATAAAAGTATCTTCATCAAACTGAGCATAGTAAAGGGGTTCGCCAGTTGTGGCTTGTTGTGGTGTGTAATCTCTAATAAAAGAAACGTGTTTTAGTAATAAATAATTATAGTTGTTGCTTCCATCTATTAAAGCTAAGCTAAAAGGTGATAAAAAATCCGTCGGTGTAGATAAATAAGTATTGTCTTGAGTTAGTGTTCCTGTGACATTTTTACGAAAAACAGGAAGCTGTACAGACTTTAAAATACGTTCTTCTGTTGTTTGTATAAACGTATCTAAAGTGTTTACAAACGTAGTTTCAGTATTATCTAAATAATTCTGTATTGCTGTTTTTAACCCGCTATATGTAAATCCTGCCATTATGCTATACTCACTGTTACACTTCCTAACCCACTAGTAGCTCCTAATCCATCAAACTTTGTTCCTATCGGGTCTGATTCAAAGGTCATACCGCTACCTGCGTTTGTAGTGATTATAACCCCTAATTGACTTTTAGGTAAAGAAACATCTGGACGAGGTTTCCAAAGAACTTCTGCATCTGCAGAAATAACTGGAGGGTCTAGTTGAGGATGTTTTGGTTCGTAACACTCTTGACAAGTTTTAAAATTTTCCCAATTACCTCTAGCTTCTTTATACGGATATCTAAAACCACAGGTATCACATATAAAGTAAGCATATTTACCTGAAGCGTATGCCATTAGATGTACTCATGTTTTGGAACAAGTCTTAAAGGTGAACGGTCTTCATCGTACCTTATTGCATTAGCTAAGTCTTGTTCGTATTGTTCCTTCATTATAGCGAGTTTTTGTACGTTCTTTTTTAAACATAGGTAATAAGCTAATCCTGAAACTACACAAGGCATAAACCTACTAGGTATATCAATATCATTAACCTGAGCAGTATTATCTTGTATTCTACGCCACACATAGTAAATGAGTTTGTCAGTTGAGTTCTCTGGTGTTGGGTATAAATGAATAATGGGTTCTTTTAATCTCTCTAGCCAAAACTCTGTTGACCTTGCCTGTGTAGCTTTATTCGGAATATTGATATATTCGTTTCTGTCTACTCTATCTAAAACGTAGTCGGTAACAGTATTATTTTCTGTTCTTTCAATATACGCATCTAAAATATCTATATCAAAAGAATTGAGGGTGTACTCGTTAGTTCCTTGTGTTAGGGTAAGCTCTACTTTAGAAACTTCCCACATCTGAATGCCTCTGTTTGACCAGTCAGCAAACATAATGTTTAAAGAACGTCTTGCAGTTACTGCATCATAAGACGTACGAGCTTCCAATCCTGCAAGTTCGTACGCTTCTTCGATTGCGGTCGCTACATCTAAACTAAATGCACGAGTTCCCGAGGTCGCCATATTAGTTGTAATATGCTACAAAAAAGTCGCAATTAGCTAATACTACATAAGCCCCAGTGTTGAACTTTACTCCATCGTTAGGAAGGTAATGGTCAAACTGTTCGTTTGCTGCACTACCAAATTTAAACTCTATTAGAAGTTTAGTTCCACTTGCACTAGTTCCGTCATATATTTTTATAGTGGCGTCTGCTGCACTTGCTTGTGCTTGAACAGATTGAATTCTTATTGGTCCTAAGTTCGTTGCTGTTCCAGCACCACTACCAATATATCCTTGTAGCTGTCCTGTGGCTGCTAAAGCCTTGGACGCTTTTACATCGGATGAACTCATATTACTCTCCTATTATGCGTCAGCAAATGGAGTTACTAAAGTACCTGAGCCTAACGTAATTCCTTCTACAGCGTATTTAGCACTACCTACTGCAGTTACTTTAATAATACTTCCTGCTAAACCACCTTTAGTAGTACCGTTTAAAGTAATAACGTCGTTACTAGCACCAGAAATAAAAGTTTTACCTGTAGCGTTGTTTACGCCAGTATATAACCCACCTACGAACTTATCAGTACCGTCAGTTAAGATATCTAAATCTGTAGCTGCTGTTTCTATTACAAAAACAAAAGTAGCACCTAAGTTATTAGTTTGGTTAGGGTCATCGTCTCTTCCTGGAGCAGTAGCTACGATACTAGGTAATGTAAATTTACCGTCTGCATCGTTACAAGTAAGAACTTTACCTGAGTGTGCGTCTACTGTTAAAGATGTGTCTGCAGTTAGACTAACTACGTTAGCATTACCTGCTGAAATAAATCCTGCTAATGATTTTACAGGACCTGAAAATGTTGATTTTGCCATATTAAGTCTCCTTAATAAATTCTATCGTCTTGGCTTT